CCAGCTCGCCACCCTCCTCGGCTCGACCCATGCGCTCGGCAACGAGCAGCTCAACGGCGAGACCGTCCTGCAGAATTACGCGCAGGCGTGGAGGCTCCTGACCGGCGACGCGACGGGCGCGAACACCGCGCTCATGCTCACGGGCGAGAACGCGGACTACACCCATCAGGCGATCAACGCAGTCGCCGGCGCGACCGCAGACGCCTCGGGCGACGTCAAGGGCTGGGCTGACATCCAGGACAACTTCAACACGAAGCTTGACCGGGCCAAGGAGATCTTCGAGACCACTGCGATCAAGATCGGCGAGAAGCTCCTGCCGGCGCTCGGTCAGGCGCTCGACGGCTTCATTACCTTCGTCACCAACGTCGCGCCGCAGCTCTCGGGCCTCTGGGAGAAGGACATCCAGCCCGCGCTAGACAACATCTCACGCTCGTTCCTCGGCGTCTTCGGCGACAGCAGCGGGACCTCGGGCACCACCGGGAATGCAGCGGCCGGATTCGGCTCGGCGATGAACAAGGTGGGCACGAACGCCGACGGCACCATGGGCCAAGACGGCACGGTGGCAAAGGCGGCCAAGGACTTCGGCCAGTCCATGAAGCAGGTCACGGATGGCATCAAGTCCGTGACCGACGCGCTGCCGCAGCTCGACCAGGCCACGAACGATATCAACAACAACATCGACAATTCCGGCGTCACCGTCCACAACTACATCGTCACGATGGACCAGCAGTGGGGCGACACCCTCGCGAGCATGCTCATCAAGTCCGAGATCTTCCGCGGCAATCTCCTCGGCACGATCGCCGGGGCTGTCTCCGGGATGGTCAGCCAGTGGGACAGTGGCATGGGCGAGATCGTCGGCGTCGTCGAGGGCCTGCAGGGCCGAATCCTCGGCGCTCTCGCCGACGCCAGTGGATGGCTCGTCGGGGTGGGCGAGCAGATCATTGGCGGCCTCGTGGATGGCATCGCCGGAGCCATGAACGGCGCGCTCGCCGACGTCCTGTCCAACGTCACATCGTTCATCGCCAGCCATAAGGGTCCGCCTGAGTACGACAAGGTCATGCTCAAGCCTCACGGCGGCTGGATCATGGGCGGCCTGATCGACGGGATCGAGGGGTCCATTCCGGCTCTCGGCTCGACGCTCCAGAAGGTCACGGACACCATCGCGGGCTCGCTCGACCTGTCCCCAGCCTTCGCGGCCATGGGCGGCGGCTCGGCCACGTTCTCGTCGGGCCGGCAGCAGCTCTACCTCGTCCTCGAGAACGGCCAGCAGCTCAAGGGATACGTCAGCACGGTCGCAGGGCAGGCCATCGACGCCGCCGACTTCCGAGGAGCTAGGAGGCCGTCGCTGTGACCGTGACTGTGCGGACCAACCTCGCAACGAACCCATCCGCGGCGACGACGGCGACCAACTATGCCGCCGTTGCCGGGACGGGCGGCACGGCATCAGTGGCGTGGAACTCGGGCGCGGGCTACCTCTCGATCCCCGGCTTCCCGCGCGTCACATGGACCGTCGCCACCACGGCGATCTCGGGCGGGATCTCCTACACCCAAACCGGGCTCTCGGCGAGCACGCAGTACGCCACGCAGATCTGGGTCCGCTGCTCCAAGGCGCAGACGCTCCAGCTCAAGGTGGACTTCCGCAACAGCTCGAACACGATCGTCAACACGGTCACCGGATCGTCGGTGGCGGTCACGGCGAGCACATGGACGCAGCTGACGGTGGTCGGCACCTCGGGTGCGGCAGTGACCAACGCGGTCTTCACGGCGCAGGCGGTCACAGGCGGCTCGAACTGGGCCGCCTCCGACTGGCTCGACGGCGAGGCGATCCTCATCGAGGCGACCGGAACCGTCGGGACCTACTTCGACGGCTCCTTCACTGCGGCCGCAGGGAACGTCTACACCTGGACCGGCACGGCGAACGCCTCGACCTCGACGGACACGATCTACCAGCCGTACATCACGCTCAGCTCCGGCAGCACGCCGAGCCCGAACGTCTCGGTGACCTACCAAGACTTCGACCCCGGCACGAACCAGATCAACGTCTGGCGGACGGTGGACGGCAAGCGGCGCCCTGTGCGCGGCGCGCGGCACCGCAACGTCGTCGGCTCGGACTTCGTGGTGGACTACGAGGCCGCGCTCGGGCGCACGGTGTCCTACGACATCGAGGTTCTGTCCGGCGTCTGCGCGGGCGTCGTCATCACGACGGCGACGATCACGCTCTCCTCGACCTCGGGGTGGTTGAGCGACCCGCTGCAGCCGGGAACGGCGATCCCGGTCTACGCCGACGTCGGGCCGAACGGAGAGCCGGGGCTCGACTGGGATGCGCTCGCGCAGTTCGAGTACAAGTCGGCCGTGACGGAGATGATCGTCGCCGGAACCGACGAGCCCGTGGCCCTCGTGGGCAAGCGGCAGTCGGCGGACAACGTGGCGTTCCATGTCACGACGCTCGCCACCGCGCAGACCAACGCGCTCCGCGTCCTGCTCAAGCAGGCCAGCGTGGTCCTCTTTCGGCCCCTCGCAGGCTGGGCCTCGGCACTGCCGGGCCTCTGCTACATGACCGCCGCGTCGGTCATCGAGCAGCCGGTCAACGAGAAGCTGGGCGGCCAGCAGGTGGAGTGGCAGGCCAAGAGCGACTTCGTCGCCCCGCCGGCCATGCCCGTCCTCGCGCCGACCACGACCTACGGGACCGTGGCGGCCGAGTACGCGACCTACGCGGCATTCAATGCGGCGCACACCGGCCAGACCTATCTCCTCATCATCCAGAATCCGTAAGGGGGAACGTTGCCTACCGCTGAGGCGATATTTTCGGGGACGCTCACCTCGTCCATGGCAGCTGCGATGCCGACCCTCATGTCCTCCGATCAGGGCTGGGTCGGCATCACCCTCAACCTCACTTCGGTCGCCGGCACGAGCCCTCAGCTCGTGTTCGGCATCCAGTGGTCGAACGACGGAACGACATGGGCCGACGCGGACCCCGCGAAAGACGAGTTCACTGCGCTGACGACCGCGCCGCTGACGCTCTCGCGCAGGTTCGACGTCAAGGCCAAGTACTGGCGGCCATACGCGACAGTCACGGGATCTGGCGCCTCCTTTACCGGGTCGGCCAACGCCTACTTCTAGGGGGTGAGCGATGCGCACGCTCGACGCAACGACGACGACGGCGCTCGCCGGCTCCCGCGCAGGCGACACGATCACGGTCTGGTGCTGGTATGCCGGACAGCTTGCCTACGCGGACCCGCTGCCCGTCGGCCAGTGGGAACTCTCCTACGACACGACCCGGCAGACGCAGACGCTCACCGTGGACATCGAGGACGTCGACGGCACGAAGGCCCCGTGGCTCCTCGACGATCCCCTCGGCGTCGGCGGCTCGCTCCTGCAGGTCTACTACAACGTGGGCGGCGCAGGCTCGGTCGCCTACGACTGGTTCCGGATCTCCGAGACCGACCCCATCGAGTCGTGGAACTCCTACAAGGTCACCAATCAGGGCGTCGTGAACGTCGACTCCCCGCTCGGGAACGGCGTCTCGCTGCTCTGGGCCTCGGGCGGGGCGAAGATCACGGTCAAGGCCGAGACGCTGACGAGGAACATCCTCAACGCCCAGTTCCTCGCCCCGACGTCGCCGCCCACGTCCGGCTCTCCCACGTGCGTCTCGGAGATCAAGCGGGTGCTGGCGGACATCATGCCCGTCACGGCGCTCTCGGGCGTCGTGGACCAGGCCGTCCCGGCCAACCTCGTCTACCCGAACGACCGGCTCAATGCAGTCCAGTCGCTCGCCCAGCGGATCGGCTGCGACATCCGCACGAACGGCTCGGGCGTGCTGGAGATCTACCCGATCGCCAATACGGGCACCGTATGGACCCTACAGCCGGGGCCTGAGGGCTTCCTGATCGACGTGCAGCGCACCATGAAGCTCGACGGCGCCTACAACGTCTTCGTAGCGGACGGCAGCGGCTCCAGCCAGAACCCCCTCCGCGGCGTCGCGCAGATCACGGGCGGCCCGCTGCGCGTCGGCGGCCCGCACGGGACGTACCCGGTCTTCTACTCCTCGAACACCATCACCACGCAGGCGCAGGCCGACGCCTACGCGCAGACCATGCGGGACACGCAGCTGCGCGGCCTGACGATCCCCATCGTCATCGACTGCCTGCCGCACCCCGGCCTGCAGCAGGGCGACTGGATCACGGTGGTCTGCCCGAACGCGAGCACGCACGGGACGCTCACCTTCCCGGCGCGCATCCGGACCATCGACATCAAGGGGCACGACTCGACCGTGGATGCAATGCAGCTCGGCCTCGACGCCACCTACGGGGACATCGCCGCCGTCTTCTCCGGAGTGCCCCGTGGGTAACCTCGACCGCACCCAGCGAGCTCTCCATGCGGCCATGGGCGACCAGACCACGCTCGTGCGGGCGACGGTCATCCTCTCCTCGAACGTCACCGCCGGGACGACGGGCTACCTCGTCAGCCTGAACGGCAACATCATCCAGGCATCGGCGGCCGACGGCGTCTCGGTCTCGAATGGCGACGCGGTCCTCGTCGCGGTGACCGGCACGGCGCGCGGGCAGGCCGAGGCGTTCATCCTCTGCCGGATGTCCACCACGGGCCTGCATCCCGCCACGGGCACCGTGACTGTGGTTCCGGTTGGCTCCCAGACGATCACGGTCGTCGGCGCCGACGGCGTGAGCTACACGGCCTACTTCCTCTCCAGCTACACCCCCGCGGTCAACGACAACGTCGAGATGATCTTCCTCGCTGGCGTGCCCTACGTGACGAAGGCCGGAGCCACCCCGGCACCCGCGCCGGCCGCGCCCGTGGGTTCGAGCACGCCGACCGTCTCCACCGGCACCTCCAACTTCGCCGCGTCCGACTCGGCGACGTGGTGGGGGCCGGGCGGCTGGGGCTCGTGGGGCAGCACCTCCTACGTCTACTCGGGCACCTACGGCAGCAGTACGGTCAACGGCGCGTGGTTCTACGGCGGCGGCCCGACCCAGCTGGCCGGGCGCACCATCACGGGCGGCAGGTTCACCCTCGGCCCGCGTCAGGGTGCCGGCAACTACAACAGCCCGGCCTCGGTGAACATCTACACCCACAGCAGTTGGAGCCGCCCGGCCGGGAACGTCTCGACCGTCAACGGCCCGACGACCGTCACCGCGCAGCCATGGCAGGGCCTCACCGTCTACAGCCTAACCGCGGCGCAGGCGCAAGACCTCGTCAACGGCGGCGGGATCGCCATCTTCAACGGCGACTACGCCGCCTTCTCCGGAGTACAGAGCAACGCCCAGTCGGGCACCGTATCCATCGATTGGAGCCGCTGATGTCACAGGTACGCGCGAACGGCATCCAAGTCCCCACCAACCCGGACAACTTCACGAACCTCACGACAGACCTCGCCACCATGGCCGACACCTCGAATGTCGTCGTCAAGGTCGCGAGCTCCACGGCGCAGAACGCGCTGACGAAGGTTGCGGGCCTCGTCACGACGCGGACGGACCTCCCCGGCTCGCCGATCCAGACGTGCGACGGGACGAACTTCGCACAGCAGCAGGTCCCGAAGGTGTGGGCGAACAACCCGCACGTCGGCTCGGCCTCGAACCTGCTGACCAACCTGCAGTCGGGCGCCTACGTGCCGATCATCCAGTGCGGCACGATCGTCTGCACCACCGACGCCAACGGCTACAGCAACTTCCTGTTCCCGCAGGCGTTCCCCAACGGGGTCATGTTCTGGGTCGGCATGAACGCCGACGACGTCGCCACCGGCACAAAGGTCTTCATCACGCAGGGCTCGGCGAACGCGACCCTGACGACGGCGTACTTCAACGCATGGATCGCAGGCGGCACGCAGTACGCGAGCCAGTCCATCCGCCTCGACTACATCGCCATCGGGTGGTGACGGGATGACTCCCACGGAGGTTTGGCCGGCGGTCGGAGCGATCGCGACGATCGCAGCAGTGGGGGTGGCCGTGATTAGCACGTTCTTCGGGTGGCTGTCGAAAAAGCTCGACGCCATCGGCGCGCACCTGTCCAAGCAGGACGCCCACCTGGCCAAGCAGGATGCTGCAATCGCGGAGGTCAAGACAGACATCGCATGGCTCAAGCGCCAGATCAAGTCGGCGCCGAGGACCGAGGAAGAGGGCGACGACGAATGACCTACGGATGCGACGTCTCGGCCTATCAGCCAGCCAGCCCAGCATGGGGCCCGAACAGGTTCGCATGGGTCAAGGCCACCGAAGGCGTCGGCTGGGTCTCCCCCGTCTGGCGCGCACAGATCGCCTCCGGCCGCTCGGCGGGCCTCGGCGTGGGCTACTACCACTTCTGCGACGGTCGGAACACGCCGCAGGCTGAGGCCCAGTTCTACTGGAACACCATCAAGGACGTATGGCAGGTCGGCGAGCCGATCGCGCTCGACGTCGAGGGCGCGTTCTTCAACTACGTGGCCGACCCTGTCGGCTGGACCCTCGCGTGCGCGCAGGAACTCTATGCGCTCTCGGGGCTCAAGGCAGTCTTCTACTCCGACTGGTCGCACGTCAAGGGCAAGTGGAACTGGCAGCCCCTCGTGGACTTCGACATGGGCCTCTGGGGCGCGGCCTACAACAGCGTGGGCTTCGGCGACCCATCCCCTTGGCCCGCGATCTTCTGCTGGCAGAACGCCGACACGAACGAGACCGGCGGCGACAGCAACCAGCTGAACGGCGACCTCAGCACATGGCGCGCCTACGGGACGCCCGCCAACATCCAGCCCGCCAGCGGCGGAACAGTCACACCGATTGGAGACGACGACGTGAGCTACGAGAACTGGACTCCCGCCGGAAAGATTCAGCACTTCTGCGACATCTGGGGCCTTCCCGGAGGCTCGGGCGGCGATCAGCCAGGCCTGCCCGGCGCGCCTCTCATCCAGGACCGCGAGACGGGGCAGGGCGCATGGCCCGAGACGCACCTCGGCTCCGTCCGCCAGCGCCTCGACGCGAGCCTCGGCGGGAAGGTCGACGGAGTCGCCGCGCAGATCAAGGCCCTCCCCGCGGTCAACGGCACCAGCCTGACTCAGGGAGATATTGACGCGATCGCTGCCGCCGTCCTCGCTGCCATCAAGGCGCAGGCGAACAAGTAGGCCGCCATGAGCCCTAACCATCACGACCGGCACTGGCTGCACCATCCAGCCGTGCCGACGGGGAGCGAACTGCCCTTCGGGGACAGGGCGGCCGACTGGCTCCGCAATGGCATGGGCTCGTGGGTCTTCATCTTCTCCTTCCTCGGCTTCATGGGGCTGTGGATGACGGCCAACGTCGTCGCGTGGTGCTTCCACTGGGACGAATACCCCTACATCCTCCTGAACCTCATGCTCTCGACCCTCGCCGGGCTGCAGGGCGGGATCATCCTCATCGCCTCCAAGCGGCAGGACGCGGTGAACGCCAAGCTCGCCGAGCACGACCGCGATCAGGTCCGAGAGCTCAGGGCGATCAATGAAGCGCAGACGGCACTCCTCGAGGAACTTCGCGCTCATCTTGGGATCGGAGGGGATCATGACGGCAGCGCATGAGGTCGAACGCACCCTCAGTGAGCAGGTCTTCTACCCGGCCCACGATGCGCGCACTGAGTCGCCGGAGTACGCGAAGGCGCACCACCACCTCGTCGTCGAGCTCGATCTCCCCTGCCTGATCTGCGGCGTGCGGAACTCGACCCTGAAAGACCCGGCGCAGAACAGGCACAAGGCGCGCGACATGGAGACCCATCACCACATCGTCGAGTGGGCCCTCCAGAATGCGATCGACCTCGCGAAGTTCAACGAGCATGTCTGGCCGAACCTCAAGGCGCGGCATCCAGGGAAGTACGACGAGCCGTTCACGCAGCAGTCGATGCTCGACTTCATCGACCACTCGGAGGACAACCTCTGGGTCTTGTGCGACGTCCACCATCGGCACTCGCTCGTCGGCATCCACGCGATCACAGCCCCCATCTGGGGAGCTCAGAACCTCGTGCGGGACGACTTCACCTACATACCGGAGTCGAAGTGAGGCCGGGCGACGTCGCGCTCGTGCGGCCGAATGGCTGGCTCGGCGAGGTTATCTCCGTCGATACCCGATCACCGTACTGCCACGCCCGCATGATCACCGCATCGGACGGCTCGACCGTGGAGGCCAACCCGCCCGGCGCGTACCGCGGGAAGGTTCAGCCGGGCGACGTCATCGTGACGGCACCGCTGACCGACGAGCAGCGGGCGCAGATTGCGGAGGTCGCCGAGAAGCTTGTCGGGACACCTTATGGATTCCTAGACGTCGGCGCTCTGGGCCTCGCCCAGTTCGGCCTGCGCCTGCCATTTCTAGAGGCGCGGCTCGGTCGCACCGACCGGCTCTTCTGCTCGCAGCTCGTCGACCTCGTCTGGCAGCGCGTGGGCTTCCGCGCCTTCACGCCGGAGACCGACCCTGACTTCCAGCGAACCGGCAAGGAGCGCCTCCCCCAGGATGTCACTCCCGGAGACCTCGCAGACCTCGCCTTCTGTTCGTCATGGCACGCCGAGGTGCTGCGATGAGCACCGCGCTCGACGTCGAGTCCTCGACGGAGATCCTCGAGGACTGGGAGCCGGAGTACGAGTGCGAGGCGACAGACCGCCATGATGGCGCACCCGTCAAGGCGCAGTGGTGGTCCTTCGCGCTGTGCTGCGGCCGTCCGCCCATCACCCTCTGCTCGGGCTGCGTCGAGTGGGAGACGCGCAAGCTGCGCCGCTGCGGCCTTTGCCTCAAGAAAGACACGCCCGAAGAACCCAACCGCCGCTACGAGCCCATCAAGGGGAAGCAATGAAGACTCTGCTCGCCAAGCTCGTCGCCTTCGTCGGCGACATCTCACCGAAGGTGAAGGCGGGGCTGAACTGGGGAATCCTCGCAACCCTCGCGATCGCCCTGCTCAACGCTGTCACCCCGGCCATGCTCGCGTGGTCGGGCCCCTTCGAGCCCGTGCTGTTCTCGGCTATCCCGATCCTCGTCGGGCAGCTCGCGGCATGGTCCAAGTCCGACCCCCTGCGCGATGCAGGCAAGGCGGCATCCACCCCCACCACGAGCACTACCGGAGGCAACGCATGAGCAACGACCAGAGCGGCATCCACGGGCACGTCTCGTGGGTACTCACCGATGAGAACGGCGTCGTCAAGGCGCAGGGCGAGACTGACAATCTCGTGACGGACACCGGCGATCAGTACTACGCGGCGCGCGCGGCCCAGATCCAGGGCTCGGCTCTGACGATCACCGCGATCGCCACGGGCACGACCGCCGTCGTGACGACGTCGGCCGCACACGGCCTCTCGGTCGGCGACGCGGTCACCATCGCGGGCGTCACTCCCTCGGGCTATAACGGCAAGTGGGCAGTCACCGCCGTCGGCTCCTCGACGACGTTCTCGATCTATGTCGGCACAGCACTCGGCGCCGGCACGGCGTTCGGCACCGCGACCGGCCTCTCGGTCTCGCTGGCCTCGGGCATGAAGCTCGGGCAGGGCTCGACCGCCGTCGCCAAGTCCGGCGCGGGCGCCGCGCTCGTGACCTACCTCTCGGGATCGCAGCAGGCGTTCGATGCCACCTACCCGACCGCCGTGGACACCGCCGGCTCCGGCTCGAAGGTGACCTACAAGGTGACGTACGCCGCTGGCACGGCGACCACGGCTTCGGCGATCACCGAGGCGGTCATCGTCAACGAGAACATCCTGGCCAACGCCACCACGGCGGCGGCCAATACGATCTCGCGCGTGCTGCTCACGGGCATCGGGTCCAAGGGGGCCTCAGACACGCTTACGATCACGTGGTCTCACACGCTCCTCGGGGCCTAGTCATCATCGGGCGGCCCGCACCATAGCGGGCCGCCCTTCTCGCGAGCGGAGCGGGGCCGGATCGCGACCCATCGGAAAGCACCACACCGAAAGGTCATCCCTCGATGTCCGTCACCGTCACTACTCCCAGCGACCTCGCCGCGGCGAAGGCCGCTCTGCAAGCCAACATCGATGCCGCGAACGCCACGATCAAGACGATCCAGTCCGCGCAGGCCACGGACGAGACCAACATCTCGAGCGCGCTGAGCCAGCTCAAGACCCTCTCGGATCAGGTCACGGCCCTGCAGCAGCAGGTAGCCGCGCTGACCCCAGCGCCCGTTCCTGCTCCAGCTCCAAGTCCGGCGCCGGCACCGTCCCCAACGCCGGCACCGACGCCTGCCCCAGATCCTACGCCAGCGCCTGCCCCGGCTCCCGCTCCGGCCCCTACACCAGCTCCGGCCCCCGCGCCAGCCAGCACCCTTCCCGCTGGCGTGACGCTCAACGCGCCCGACGGCGGCTCGACCTACTGGTCCAAGTTCGCGGGCCCGACGTTCCCCACCGCTGCGTCGTTCTTCCCGATCGGGGTCTGGTACGAGGGCACCTCCACGGCGGACCAGGTCTCGTTCGATTCGGCGACCGGCCTGAACACCTACATGCGGCTCATCACCGACTCGCGCCTCGACCTCATCAAGGCGGGCGGCATGTTCGCGTGCCTCCACCCCGACGACCTCTCCATGCCGAACCGTGGAACCGAGACGACCTCGTACATGACCGAGGACGAGCCGGACATGATTCCCGGCTGGTGGGGCGCGCCGACGGCGCAGCAGATGACCGACGAGCAGAACCGTGCTGCGGGCCTGCCCAAGGATGGGCGCCCGATCTACGCGAACATCGGCCTCGGCATCCTCTCGGCCGCCGACGGCGACCCCGATGCGGCGAAGTACGTCCAGCTGCATGACTTCATCAGCGCGGACCAGTACTTCTACACCGAGGACACCTACGAGATGTGCCGCACCATCGGGCAGGGCACGAACCGCCTGACCGACGAGCAGGCACGCCGCGGCCGGAACTACGGCATCGTCGTCGAGCGCATGCGGGCCTTCATGGGCTACACCAAGCCCGTCTGGGGCTTCGTGGAAGCTGGCGCGCCGAGCTCGTCCACGGCCATCGAGATCACCCCGGCACAGGTCCGTGCGGCCATCTGGCACTGCATCATCGGCGGCGCGCGTGGCATCGTGTTCTTCAACCACTCGTTCTCCGGCTCGTTCCAGACGCAGCACGTCCTCCGCGACGCGCACTACGCGCCGATCCGCGCTCAGGTGCAGGCCGAGACGGCGATCATCCGGCAGATCGCCCCGGCGCTCAACGGCCCGGACGCTGTCGGCCTCGTGACCGCATCGACCGGCGTGAAGGCCGCAGCGAAGTGGAACGGCGGCGCACCCGTGGTCATCGCAGGCAACACCGACCACACGGCACGGACCGGCACCTTCACCCTCGCCGGCTCGTGGTCCTCCGTCACCGTCGTCGGCGAGAACCGCACCATCCCCGTCACCGGCGGAACCTTCACCGACTCGTTCCCCGCCGAGACCACGATCCACATCTACCAGGTCAACCCGTGATCGGGGTCTATGTGCCGCCCAACCCGTACATCTGGTCCGCGAACGACCCGCTCGGGAACCCGCTGACGATCAGCGTCGCGTGGCGCGCCTCCACGAGGGCGCTGCAGAACACGACCGTCACACGGGACCCGAACTGCTCGCTCACCCACCTCTACATCGGGCTCGGGCCGGACGGGACGCCCGACACGAGCCCGAACGCGTACGCGGTCCCCACGGGGTCCACGACGATCAACGCGAACACGTTGAAGTCGAACGGGCTCAGCACCATCGACGACGTGCTGGCGCTGCAGATCACTGCCGGCCCGTGACCCCAGGGAGGCTGGTGCCATGACTCTGACCCCGACCAACACATTCCTGGTCACGGCCACGAGCCAAGGCACCAGCCTCGTCTCACCCTCGTTCACCCCGGCCACAGGCGACATCATCGTCGTCAAGGCCGCAGGCGAGGACTCCACCCTGCACCTGAACACCCCCACGAACTCCGCGAACACGATCACGTGGACGCTGCAGCAGTCGGACACCACCTCGAGCCACTGCTCGGCGTACATGTGGACCGGCGCTGTCACCGCGGGCGGCTCAGCCTGCACCGTCACCGTCTCTACGGTCGCCGGAGGCGCGGCCCAGTTCCACTCGATGATGGTCGAGCGCTGGGACGGCACCACATGCCAGCTGGCGGGCAGCCCGGCGCTGAACAAGAAGGTCAGCACCGGCACGGCCACATCCTCGCTGACCACGACCGCCGCCGGGTCCGTGATCTCGTGGATGGACGCAGACTGGGCCGCCAACAGCCCCACGAGCGCCACCTACTCGAACTCCTCGAACAACACCTCCGAGGGCATCGACAACCGCTCCACGAACAATTACGTCGCCTACTACGATTACCTGCAGGCGCCGACCGCGGGTGCCACAACGTACGGCGTCACCGCGCCCACGGGGCAGACGTACTCGCTGCTCGCGATCGAGATCCAGGCCGTCAGCAGTGGTGGCACGAACTACACCGCGAACCCCTCGGATTCCGAGGGCATAACCGACTCCGCATCCTTCGTCCAGAATCAATTCCTGACCCCCTCGGACCCTGAGGGACTCACGGACTCGGTGTCGCCCGTGCAGGCGATGGTCCGCTCAGCGGCCGACCCGGAGAACATCACCGACTCGGCAGCGGTAGTCCAGAACCAGTTCCTCAGCCCGTCTGATCCCGTTGGGCTGACGGACGCTGCCTCCTTCGTCCAGAATCAGAACCCGGCACCCAGTGACCCTGTTGGCCTGACCGATTCCGCCTCCTTCGTCCAGCAGCAGCAGGAGGCTCCGGCCGATCCCGTGGGCCTTACGGACTCGGTCACGGTGGTCCAGTCCCAGCAGGTCACCGTATCCGATCCCATCGGCATCACGGACTCCGAATCGCAGGGCGCATTCCTGTCCTCGAACCCGGCGGACCCCGTCGGGATCACGGACTCTGCGGGCATCGTCCAGTCGCAGCAGGCCACGCCCTCTGACCCGGTCGGCGTGACCGACGCGGCGTCGTTCGTCCAAGCCCAGCAGCAGGCGCCAGCGGACGCCGTCGGCATCACGGACAGCGCCACCGCGCAGCTCAACGGCGGCGGCACGAACTATACGGCAAGTCCGGCAGATCCCGAGGGCATCACCGACGTCGCGAGCGTCGTGCAGGCCCAGCAGATGTCCAGCGCGGACTCGGTGGGGCTCACCGATGCGGCCACCTCGGGACTCAGTGCGGTTCGTGCCGCGAGCGACCCTGTGGGCCTCACAGACAGCGCTTCGGGCTCGCTCGGGTATATCCGGACCCCGCCGGACCCGATCGGCCTCGCTGACGCCATCAGCACGGTCCTCAACGCCCAGCAGGGCCCGAGCGACCCGTTGGGGCTGACGGATTCGGTCTCGCTTACGCAGACGGTCCAGCGGTCGCTCTCCGACGCCGTCGGGCTGACCGACTCCGTCCAGGCCATGATCTCCGCGGCCATGGGAACGCACCTCGACCTCACCGTACGGCTCCTGCAGCCGAGATGGCAGGCCGCGGTCCCCGACCGGCCGCGCTGGTTCTCGTCCCTCAGACTCCCACGATGGAAGGCGGCAATCATGGGGCCGATCACGATGCCGGCCGCGACGGCCGAGTACCTGCCGATCAGCGTCACCAAGAACGGGCCTAGGTCGGCGATCTCGATCTCCTCGGGCTGCCAGTACTCGATAGTCGCAGGAGTCGCGACGACGCCGGGAACGTGGACGGCCTGCACGGTGGTCGACGGCAACCCGGCCGCGTGGATCGGGAGCCTCAGCCCCGGCACCTACACGGTATTCATCCAAGTCACCGCCAGCCCCGAGGTCATCGTCAGGAACCTCGGACAGATCACCCTCACATAGAAAAGCGCCCCCATCCTCACCTCCCCAGCAGGTGATGGATGGGGGCGCTTTCGTCGTTGGGTCAGTCTGCGAGCTCAAGCTGCCACTGGTCGTCGAGGCGTCTCCACTCGTCGATGAGCTTCTGGTCGACATCCAAGCCCTCCGAGACTCGGTGGGCGATCACATTGGCGACGACGGCTCGCTCAGTCATGACATCCATGGTCACTTCCCGAACGCCACGATCCAGAGGAAGCGGATCACGACGTAGAGCATGAACGCGGCGATCGGCGAGGCGATGATCCAAAGCGGGATGATGACGCCCCATGCGTGATGCTTCTTCGGCCGCGGTGGAGCGTACTGCATCGGCATCTGCGGAGGCTGCGGGGGTTGCCACTGGGGCTGTGCTGGGTAGTGCGCCATGGATCTCTCGATTCGTCCAACCGCTTGAGTTAATGGGTCGATAGTGCGCTGGCGTGCATGGGCGTGTCAATAGCCCGAGAGGTACTTCGGCTAAAGTGTCGGCTACAGTCGGGGGCCGGAAACCGCGTAGAATCGGGGAAGGATCGTCCGATCTGTCATACGCTCAGTATGACAGATGGGGTTGTCTGAGACCTGCCGAAGCCCGGAATCGCGCGGAATTTCGGGGATGTACGGGGGCCCTGTCCACTCCGGTCCAGAAGGGGTATGGCTAAAGTTAATGGCTATAGTGGGGTGGCATGGGAACGACCAGGGGTAAGGGCGAGGGCAGCGTCTACCAGCGCGCGTCCGACGGCATGTGGTGCATCTCCGTCGAGCTGCCGCCGGGCGCTGACGGCAAGCGACGACGCCGGGTGGTCTGCCGCAGGGACAAGCGCAAGGCGATCGAGGAGCTGCGGAAGGCGCAGGCGGACCTCGAACAGCACGGCGACATCGTCGTGAAGTCCATGACCCTCGGCGAGTGGCTGGACTACTGGATCGAGAACATCGCCAAGCCCCGGCAGGAGCCGGGGCACACGAAGAACCAGCGCGGGCATATTCGGAAGTGGATCAAGCCGACGATCGGCAGTCGGCCGCTGGCGAAGATCAACGCAGGTCACGTCCGCCAGGTCCACAAGGCCATCGAGGAGGCCAGCAGTTCGACCACGCTCGTGCTCGCCGTCCACACGACGCTGAGGACCGCGCTGAGGGATGCCGTGCGCGAGGGCGGACTGCTCAGGTCCAACCCGTGCGACGCTATGGACCGGCCCGGAGCGCTCATGGGCGTGCGCGACGGCCTGACACTGGATCAGGCGGTCCAGCTCATCGCGCACCTAGCGACTCGGCCCGACCGTGCGCTGTGGGCGACGTTCCTCCTGACGGGCGCGCGGCGCGGCGAGGTGCTTGGGCTGGAGTCCGACCGCGTCGGGGAGACCCTGCTGTTCTCGTGGCAGCTCAAGCGGATCTCCAACTTCGAGGACGCGCCGAAGACCCGCGTCTACCGGCACGTGGGCGGCAATCTCTACCTGTCCGCGCTCAAGTCTCGGAAGGGCAACGTCCAGAAGGGGCGCGAGATCCCCCTCGTCGAGCCGCTGCGCTCCATCCTCGCGCTGCACATGCAGGGCCGCGGGCCGGGGCTGGTCTTCACCGAGCCGGATGGGTCGGCGATGTCGCCGGACGACGTCTCGGCGCGCTGGCACCAGCTCCTCGAAGAAGCGGGCCTGCCGGGCGACGTCGTGCTCCACGGCTCGCGGCACACGACCGTGGACCTCCTCGACATGGCGGGCATCCCCATGCACACGATCAAGGACATCGTCGGCCACACCACCGAGGCCATGACGATCAAGTACACCCGCCGCGCGAACCTGCCGAAGCTGGAGGCGGCCATGGAGAAGATGGGGGCGCTCCTCTCGCTTCCGTCTAACCCTCAGGCTGAGGATGAATCCTGACAAAACTGGGTAGTAGCTTGGAATTTCAGCACCTTATCCGCATGTTTCCGCGGAGCGAGATTAAAGACAGACAGGTCTGTCAGTTGACCGATCTGTCACGCCGATCTCTAATCAATTCACCGGATTAAACCCGAGGCCCAGACTCGGCGGAGACCGGGGAGGACGCCCTCCATCGGGGAAGGGATGTCTGTCGAGCTACGTGTTATTGGGGAAAGGCGGGGCACCGAGAGAAATGGTCGCAGTCGCAGTCGAAGAGGTCGAGACTCCCGTCGTCGGGTCTGCCGTCATGGCCATCATCGAACAGATGGCCATGCGCGAGATGCTGACATGGACGGTTCCGGAGGTCATCCGGTACGCCTCAGCGCGGAACCTCGACCTCGCTAACCTTCTCGCTCGGCTCGCTCGATTGCGCGCCTAGTCAGCTCCATAAGATCTACTTCCAGGATGTCGGCCACCGAGATAAGAACGGTGGTCGGCATCCCTTTTTTGCCTTTGCCACTGAGATATCCACTCAGCGCCTCACGCCGGACCGAGTGCCCCCGATCCCGCAGCTTGGAGGCGAGATCCTCCTGAGTCACGCGCTTGTCGAACATGGCAATCCGGATCTCATGCAGTAGAGCCTGATAGATCGCTTCGTCCTGTTCCATAACCCACACATTAAGCTAACGAATGGAGAAACCGCAAGGGTTTTTCCGCACTTGGTGTTACCAAAACTGATACTCTCACGAATCTTGGCCTAGGTCTTGCGTGTGCGGAAAAACGCACATACAGTGTGGTTATGCCCACACCGAATCAAGACCCAGAGGCGGTCGAGCGGACCATCAAGGACCGGATCGAAGCCGCACGCACGGGTCGAGGTCTCACTCGGAAGGCTGTCTACACCTCCATCGGGATCTCTCGGAACACCTTCGAGCTCAAGATGGCCGGGGGAAGCTTCACAGTCCGAGAACTGATAAAAGCCGCGCACGCCGTCGGCCTCCGTTTCGACGAACTCCTCAGGAACCTCTGATGGACCGCCTCGCCTACAGCTACGAGGACGCCGCCGCGGCTGTTGGCGTCACGGTCAAGACGATCCAGCGACTCGTGGCCAAGGGGGATCTTATCCCTCGATACCCCAACCGGAGGCCGATCATCCCGGCTAGCGAACTGCAAGCGTGGCTCGACCGCCTCCCCTCCGAACCGCCCGGCCGCTGAGATAAACCCCCAAGCGCCCAGCGGCCGGGCGCACCACCCAATCCACGCACCTGTCTTTCGAGACTCGGCGATTTCAAGGGGAGAAGTCTCGTGTTCCTCAAAGGATTCGATCGGAGCGCAACGAAGAACGAACTTCGCGACGCGCTCCTGGATATGGCCGCAGAACGCGGCGCTGAGCTTTCCGACGCCAAGGCGGACAAGCTCGCCAACAAGTTCAAGCAGGGCAAGTTCGATCCGGACCTTGCCTACTTCCTCGATTACGACGACCCGACCGGCGAAGACGCTAGCGCCCGTGCCGACCGAGCACTTGAAGGAGCGCAGCCATGATGTCCCGAGCAGCCGTTCACGAACATCGAGTCACCAAGTCCCAGCAGCGCCTACGCCGCGACCTCATCGAACTCGCCGCGATCATTGACGAGGCCAGGGACTCGCGGGAAGCGGCCCGCGCGATCCTCGACGCCGGATACCGGCGGGAGTCGGCCGATGACCCGAAGCTCGCACCGGTCTGCTTCGACTGAAAGCTTCGGCAGGGGCGTCAACGCGCGCGCCGGCAAAGCATGGTCACGTGACCGCGGCGAAGGCGATTCGGGGTGTCCGACGCCGGTTCCTTTCTCGCCCTGTCAGGAATCGTCCTGCGCCCCTGCCGAACCCCATTCCACCCCAGCCCCCGATTAAACCTCGGGGGCTTTCTTCTGCCCCAAGGAGTCAACAAACCAATGCTCACCTCAGGAACAATCATCGGAATCGTCATGCTCTGCGTCGCCGCAGTGCTACTCGTCGCCGCCGTCATCGCATGGATCGGCACGAGCATTGAGGTCTTCTACGGCGATCTGTCCGTCCCCTTCGGCGGCATGGCGTTCGTGGCGGCCCTCATCCTCGCGGCCTTCCCGATCGTCGGCTTCTCGCTCGTCGGATGGAACAGCGATTACATGGCCTTCCATCGCGTCAGCGGCACGGTTCAGCAGATCGCCTCACGTCAGATCGCCGACGGCAAGGGGATGTCACAGCGATTCGTAGTGACCATCGCCGGCCAGCCCTACGCCATCGACGATACCCGAGCCGCGCTTCTCAAAGTCGGCGACTCGGTCAGCCTCGACTGCACCCGAGAGTTCGTCTGGGGCTCAACCAACAACGGCTACGCCTGCAACTGGGGGGAATGAAATGCACGAGCACGTCGAATACCCCGACACCGAGCACCCCGGAGTCCCCTACACCGGCTACCGCGACCCCCACGAGCAGACCGGAAGCGACGACGAGACCGACACGGTCCAGACCTTCCACGAGGGCGACCTCGTGCAGGTCGTCCAGCCGGGCGCATACCTCAGTGGCCACTTCGCAAGCGTGGTCTACACCGACGGCGGTGGGGATCTCCCGCTTCACCTCCGCTTCGTTCTGGCGGGGGATGAGCGAGTCCTCGCCTACTCCCCCGACGAGCTCAAGCTCATCCGCGCCGCCGAGAAGCCCGGCTGGGAGCGGCACGGCATGGTCCGCAACTGTCACAGATGGCGGATGTGGAAGGGCGAGATCGGCTGGACCGCAGTGCAGCCCTTCCAGTGCGAGGGCCCGCTGTTCCGCACGGGCTACGGCTACGGCGACAGGAGCTACCGCCGCGTCCATGACGAGCTTGAGCTTGCGATCCTCAAGGGTAAGGCCGCGCTGCACCTCCAGGAGGTGCTGTCGTGATCCCCGTCGGCACTCGCGTCCGCGTGGCGCGCGACCTCAAGGCCGAGGCGTTCCCGGTCCCGAGTTGCATCAACATGGTCGGCACGGTCACCCGGCACGGCTCGCGCGGGACTGAGGTCGCCTTTGACATGCGGCCCAACCCGGCGTGGTTCGACGAGGCGTCTGAGCTGGTGGAACTGGCATGAGGAGGGACTTCGACGCCATGATCATTCTCCATCCACCCCGACCCGCACCCTTCACTCACCGAGGGCGACCGCGTCGTCATCGTCGGCGGGGCGGCTTCGGACTCGCCCGACTACCGCGACGAGACGGGGACTGTTCTGCAGGTCTTGCTCTCCGGCTACGTGGAAGTCGAGCTCGACCACCACGGGCATCCTGCGGTGTTCGCGCCGGAGAGGGTCGAGGTGACGCCGTGAAGGATATGGAGCTCACGGTCTACCCACCGCTCGACCCTGTCGTCAGGAACTACGCCCAAGCTTGCCTCGCGATGCACGAGCAGCCCAAAATGCACGATCCCGGCGAGTTCGGCTTCGGCACCCAGAAGCGCCTCACTGACGACGAGCTCGCGGCCGAAGTGTGGCACTCAAATTTCAGTTTCATGGCCATGCAGCCCGGACCCGAGCGAGCCGAGGAAGCCTCACGCGGCAAGATCCTCGACCGCTTCGCCACCCTCCCCCACTTCGACGAGGAGGAGTCGTGACCTATCACCTCGCCCGAGTCATCGACGCCTACGGCAAGACGCCCGACGCCGACACCGCGAGCTACGTCCTGTTCCGCGACGACGAGCCCGTGCGCTGGCTGTTCGAGCACGAGGTCACCGAACTGGTCCGCCGGTACCACGAGGGGAAGCCTGCCAGGCATTGGCAGGTCGCCACGAAGGATGGCACCCTCCACGACTACCCCGAGGCCGTCGAATGCAGGCTCGGGCAGGCGTGGGGCGTCGGGCCATGGCTGTACAAGCTCACCGACACCGAGGGCAGCACCGTCGCCGAGCACCCATCCGAGACCGTCCACTACACAAGGCAGGTCTGACCATGAGCATTGCACCGGCTGAGCGCGTGGAGACGTCGCTCGAGGAATTGGCGGGGCTGGACTTCGAGCCTGAGATGAAGGTGCGAGTGGGCGCATGGCGAGTGCCCCAAAGCAGCCAAATGGTGGTCTATCCAGACATGCTGCAAGGCTCGCTACACGGCCTGTGACCCCCATGTTCAGGGATGGCTACAGGAGGTCGCCGAGGCCCCCAACCTCCTCTTCGAGTGCATCACATGCAACTCGGTCATAACGGCGATGTCCATCATCTTCGAGCCGATCAAGGTGTCCTCATGAGCGGCGACAAGCTGCCCCCGGAGGCCATCGACTGCCCGCGCTGCCAAGCCTCGCGGCTGAACCTCGGCAAGCGCCACTGCGGCAGCGAGCGCTGCGTGTGGGTGAAGTGCCAGAAGTGCCTCGCCACCTACGACATGCACTCGGGCAAGTCCTACCACCCCGACGACTACAAGGATGACAAGTGACCACGGTTACCACCCAGCAGGAACTCGACGCCGCGCTCAAGGCTGGCGCGCCCGAGGTCATCATCAACTCTCCCGCCGGCGTCTGGCTGGAAGTCCATTCGACGGGCTCCAGCCGCGTCGTGGCGACGGGCTCCAGCAGCGTCGAGGCGTGGGGCTCCAGCAGCGTCGTGGCGACGGGCTCCAGCCGCGTCGTGGCGCGGGACTCCAGCAGCGTCGAGGCGTGGGGCTCCAGCAGCGTCGTGGCGACGGGCTCCAGCCGCGTCGTGGCGACGGGCTCCAGCAGCGTCGAGGCGCGGGACTCCAGCCGCGTCGAGGCGCGGGACTCCAGCCGCGTCGAGGCGCGGGGCTCCAGCAGCGTCGTGGCGACGGGCTCCAGCAGCGTCGAGGCGCGGGGCTCCAGCAGCGTCGAGGCGCGGGACTCCAGCCGCGTCGTGGCGCGGGACTCCAGCAGCGTCGAGGCGTGGGGCTCCAGCAGCGTCGTGGCGTCCAAATACGTCGCAGTCCACCTGCACTCCGGGCGAGCCACTGTCGAAGGCGGCGTGGTCATCGACCTCACCCAGCTCGACCTCGATGGCCACCAGGATTGGGCCGACTATCACGGGGTCAAGACCGAGGGTGGCGAGCTGATCGTCTACAAGGCCGTCAACGCCGACCTGAAGTCGGGACGCGGCTTCGCCTATCCCATCGGCGAGACGGTCACCGACCCCGCATGGAAGCCGGGCAACTTCTGCGGCGGCGGCCTGCACTTTTCGCCCAGCCCGGCTCAGGCGAAGGTCTATTTCACGGACGCGACCCGGTTCCTCAAGTGCGCGGTGAAGACGGATGAGCTGTCCATCATCGACGGAGCGGACACATACGAGACGCCGAAGCTCAAGGCGAAGTCCGCGCGGGTGCTCTGCGAGGTGGACATCCATGGGGAAGAGATCTGAGATGTTCGCCTTCTGCTTCCTCGCCGCCTGCGTCTTCTGGGGCGTGGCCGGCGCCGCTTGGGTCTGTGATCGGGGGCGACGGTGACCGAGTTCAACCCGCGCATCACCTCCGAGCAGGCCGCCGAGCTTCGCGCGTGGATCGGCCCCGTCCTCCCGAAGTGCTCGCCGACGGTCCACTACGGCTGCACCGAGGAGGCTGGGCATTACGTCAAGTACCTCCACAACTGCACAGGATCGCACACGACCGTCTTCCCCGTCTGCCGCGCCGTCATCAACGCGATCGGTCAGGCGGTCCTCGACGGGAGCCTGATCCACTGCCCTCACTGCGCCTGCGGCATTCCGGCGAAGCAGTACCGGGTGTGCGTGGAGAAGGTGGCCGTTTGATGGCGACCATTCTGAGCATCGTCGTCCTGATTGTCGCCGCGCTCCTTTGGGGATGCGGTCTATGGCCACTCATGTCGCTGGCAGATGCCCTCGACGACCGACACCACGGCTGCCTCGCGCTATTCGTGAGCATCGCCGGTTATCTAGTACTCTGCGCCCTCGTTGCGGGCGGCATAGTCGCTGCACTCTTCGCCATCTGGGGGCCGAAATGAGCTACGCCCCAGGCGTCTACGAAGGGATCTCCAACGCCGACTACCACGCCGATCCGGCCCTCGGCTCGACGTCGCTCAAGACCCTCGCGACGAAGACCCCGGCGCACTGGAAGTGGGAGCGCGAGCACCCCGTCCAGAAGGACGCCTACGACCTCGGGACCATCACCCACAGCCTCGTGCTGGAGCAGGACGAGGGCGGCGTCGTGGTCGTTGAGGCCGATAACTGGCTGACGAAGGCCGCGAAGGAGGCCAAGGCCGAGGCTCGCGCCGCCGGGAAGATCCCACTGCTCCCGAAGGACTGGGCGCAGGTCAAGGCCATGCGCGACTCGATCATGTCCCACCCCGCCGCGCGGCACGCCTTCACCGGCCACCAAGCCGAGGTGAGCTTCTTCTGGGACGAGGACGGCCTCACGCTCAAGTGCCGCCCGGACGCATGGCAGCAGGGCTACCTCGTGGACCTCAAGACGACGGTCAACGCGGACCCGAGGAGCTTCCCGAAGCTGGCCTACGACCTCGGCTACTTTCAGAGCGCGGCGCACTATCAGGACGGCACGCACGTCTGGCTGGGCGAGACGCTGCCCTTCGTCTTCGTCCTCGTCGAGAAGTTGCCGCCCTACCTCGTGAGCGTCGTCGAGCTCGATGACTCGGCCATTGCCCATGGCCGCGAGGTCAACCACCGCGCCAAAGAGATCTACCGCGAATGCCTCGCCACCGACACGTGGCCCGGCTACCCCGATACCCCACCCCTTGGCCTGCCCCGCTGGGCCACCCGACAGCTTGAGGAGAACCTCGATGAGTTCTGACCTGTCCGAGCTTGAGAAGTACGACTACGACGCCGACGAATACCGCCGCATCCGTGGCACTGCTGATTGGGTCGCGGTCACGAGTATCGATGAAGGCGGGGGCTACGACTGGACGAAGCTGCGCGCCTACTACTCCCCCATCGCGCGCCGCTACTTCTGGCATGGCGGCTCAGGCTGCTCATGCACCTACTGGGGAGATGGCTTGCGCTCGGCCGACGACTTCGAGAGCGGCGACCGGTCGGCTCTCATCCGCGCAATCCGAGCCTTCGCCGACGACAACGAACACAGCGTCAGTGCCTCATCCGCACTCGACGCCACCTCAGCCGCCCAGACCTTCAAGGAGCCCAAGTGACCAACGACATCGTTCTCCCGACCGGCCCGACCGCGCCCGCGACGGTCTCTCCGCTCGCGCCGACGACCAAGACGGCGGTCGAGCTCGTCCAGTGGGCGCAGGAGCTCGACGCCGCGCACCGGCTCGGCACCGCGCTCTGCGGGACCGAGTTCGTCCCCGCCAGCTTCCGCGGCAAGCCCGAGGCGGCGGCAGCGGCCATCCTGGCTGGAAAGTCCCTCGGCCTCGACCCGATGAACGCGCTCGCGAACATCTTCGTCGTGCAGGGCAAGCCTGCCCTCTACGCCCGGACGATGGTGGCCCTCGTGCTGCGCGCCGGGCACGAGGTGGTCCGAACCGGGGCCGACGACACGAGCGTCACGGTCGCCGCCCGCCGCAAGGGCCAGAGCGAGTGGTCCGAGTTCACGTGGACGATCGAGCGGGCCAAGAAGGCGGGCTACACCTCGAACAAGAAGTACGAGTCCGACCCGATCGCCATGCTGACCGCGAAGGCGCAGGCCGAAGCGTGCCGGACCATCGCCCCGGACGTGCTCACCGGCCTCGCGTACTCCGTGGAGGAGGTCGAGCTCGAAGACCTCGGCGAGCGGCCCGCCCCGCCGAAGCGCACCGCTGCGTCGCGGCTGGTGCCGCAGGCTGAGCCGAATACGTCCGCGGTCGAGCAGACCGGCGAGCTGGCCTCCGAAGCCCAGATCGCCGCCCTCGTCACCGCGCTCAACGCCCTCGGCCACGCGACGTCGGCGCAGAAGTCGGCAGCGATCGCCGAGCAGCTCGGCGAGAAGAAGACGGCACGGGAGCTGACCGCCGAGGAGGCTGACGTGCTGATCGTGACGTTCCAGGGGATGGCGGGGGTGGAGGCGTGAAGACGTACTGGAAGATCTTCCGCGCCTCCCTCAAGGCCGACGATGACCGATGGGTCTTCGTCTACCTGCCAGCGATCGCCGCCGTGATCAACCTGCTCGACCAGCAATGGTGGGTTGCACTGGCGTTCTTCGTCGCGACCTCGACGGGGCTGCGGCGATCGCTCGATCAGCCCGACGTCAAGCTTGCGCGGGTGGTCAGCCGCCTCATTGAGGACTACGGGACGGTCGAGGTGAAGAGGAATGGCAAGCACCTCGACTTCTACACGAGATACGAGCGCAAGGGGCCGAGCGATGGCAACTGACCCCGTCCGCTTCGACGTCTACACCACCGAAGACTGCCCCGGAACCGCCCAGACCCTCGCCAAGCTGGACGAGCTCGGCGCCGAGTACGAGGTGCGCGACTTCAACCGCCAGCGGGCGTGGCTCGCGCACCAGAAGTACTACATCAGCCCCGTCGTCGTGGTCTACATGGGCCGCGGCCAGAGGCGGGTGCGCTGGACCAGCTGGTGCGGCCACAACCCGCGCATGATCGAGCTCGCCGTGGAGATGGGGGCGAAGGATGATCGCGCCGCACAGAACTGAGCCGCCGAGAGCATCCGGAACCAAGCGCACGGGCCTCCCTGAGGGGAGGCCCTACGAGTATGCGGGCTCCGGCCACGACGAGATCCAGCCCGAGGAGTGCTGCGCCGAGTGCATCCGCGTGGTGCGGCGGCTGCGGGAGGCTCGGGACGCGCGCGAGAGGAGGAAGTGATGGCCGGCTACGTCTACCGCGGAACCGAGTTCGACGCCCATGCCCCCGAGCCGAAGCCGAAGCGCGGGCCGAAGCCGAAGCCCATACGGCACGGAACCACGAAGGGCTGGTGGGCTCACTACCGTCGCGGCCAGAAACCCTGCGAACCATGCAGGCTCGCCCTCAATGCCTCTCGGAACAAGACGGGACGCACATGCCGCCCCGTCGCGGTGTGCGGTACTCCGGGGGGCTACAACCGCCACCGACGCCTCGGCGAGAAGCCCTGCCTGCCCTGCAGACTCGTGGTCGCCGAGCGGGCCCTTGAGTACTACTACCGCCGGAAGGAGGAGCGAGCATGCAGGGCCCGCTGAAAGCGCACAAGCCGGTCAGGCAGACCCGGCCGGACAACTGCGTGGACTGCGGTGTGCGCCTGATGACCCGCAGGCCCTACATCAAGCCTCCCGAGGGCTACGAGTGGCACCAGGGGCATGGTATGTGCGGGGCGTGCTACGAGCGTGCGCGGTATCGGGCGAGCGCACCTTCCAGATGCACAGACTGCGGGCGCCCGTTCCGTTCGCGGCACGAGCCCGCCGCCGACCATCCGGGGACGATCCTCCACGTCGGCCGCGGGCTGTGCAAGCACGACTACGAGACCCGGCGGAAGAACGGCACGCTGCCGCCTCGGATCGACGGCGGGGAATGCGCGAGCGCGCCACAGCCCCAAGTGGACCTAGAGGCTGCCGCGCGGCTGGAGGAGCACGTCCGGGGCGAGGTCATCGACTACATCCTCGAACGGCGGAGGCGGACGGGGTGGGCGGACATGACGCTGCACGGGATCAAGGGGCTCGAGAGGCTATGGAAATGAGGGCTACGCGGGACTGGCTCCCGCCCGTCAGCTACACATGCTCAGGCTGCGGCAAGCCGAAGCCGACGTTCGGCTGGCACGACGAATGCGACCGCAAAGAGCTCGACGGCCAGCTCTCGATCTATGACGAACTGGACCCGAAGTGACCCCCCGCCTCCCCCGCTCCACCGTCCACCCGCCATGGCTCCGCATCAGGTGGGGCTGGATGGCCGTCGCCGCGTTCGTCCTCCTCTGCTCGGCATCCGCGTTCGGCGGGGCTTTCTTCCCGCTCGCCTTCGTCCTCTGGCTCGCATGGGTTCTCTGGCGGGGCGAGCGCGACGCCGGCTGCCCACCCTCGCTCCGGAAGGAGAAGCGATGACCTGCGCCAACTGCGGCAAGCCCATCGAGCCCGTCACCATGACAGGCATCACCGTCTGGGCGCACTCCGAGGCCCCGGACCCGCCCGCGTACTGCGTCAACTCAGGCGCGCGGCTCTGCTGGCAGAAGAACGGGTCGATCGCGTGGCCCGAAGGAAAGGAACAGTACCGATGAGAGAGCTTGCGTGGCCCGACAAGCCCACCATGACCTGCGATATGTGCCACCGCGCGCCAGGGCCGGGGAGCGCCCTCTGTGCTGGCTGTGCGGATCGAGTGTGGATGGCCGAGCGGGATGCCGCCGAGGAGGCGGACCGTGGCTGAATGCGAGATTGAGGGCTGCTCGAAGCCTGAGTATAGGCGGAAGGGAATATGCCGAATGCACCACACCAGGGTCGAAAGGCATGGAAGCCCCGACGTGCGACTTCCGAATGCTCGCCCCAGAACGCTCGATGAGATCCTTTCCAAATATGTTCCCGAGCGACCGGATGACGGTGGCTGCTGGCTATGGCGCGGACATATTGACCGCAAGGGCTATGGCGTCTATCGGAAGCCAAGCGGTCCCCTGAGGGCCCACCGAATGGTATTCGAAGCAATGGTCGGCCCCATCGCCGACGGCATGGTGGTGGACCATCGCTGCCACAACCGCGCTTGTGTCAATCCCGCGCACCTTCAATTAGCCACACCAAAGCAGAACAACGAGAACCGTGCAGGAGCGAACAGCAACAACGTCTCGACTGGCGTGCTGGGCGTTTGGTGGAACGGGCGCAACAAGCGATACGAGGTCCGAGTGAGGCATCGCTACGTAGGCTGCTATGCCTCACTCGCCGATGCCGAGGCTGCGGCCATCGCGGAACGGAATGAGGTCTACACCAACAATCTCCGCGATCGGACGGAGACCCATGCCTGACGCAAGGGCGTGGACCTGCTGCATCTGCGGAACGGTCTGGGTGGTGCCGAGTCTGGCGCGGATCTGCGAGGTCAAGCATGGGGGCAAGACGTGATTACGGAGACATGCTCCTGCGGAGCCTCCATCCAGTGCCCCACGAAGCTCGGAGAGAAGTTCATCCGCGATTGGCGCAAGCATCACAGGCATGAACCTGAGCCGGCGCGAGAGCAGAGGCCCGAGGGGAACAACTTCGCAACCATCGGCTTCACGGCAGACATCCGCGACCACGAGCTCAAGCATGACGGGAGATGGAAGTGACCAACGACCGATGCTGCCGCTCGTGCAGGTCCTCGCTGCCGGACATCTGCCGCGAGTCACGGGACTGCTGGTGCCACATCGAGGCGAGGGCGCACGACCGCGTCGCCAAGCCCGACAGGCCGACGCACCGCGACCCGACGGCTGGCGAGGCGCTGGGGAACTTGGTGCGCGAGGAACGCAGGAAGCGCGGGAGGAGGGGAGGGTAATTGGGCTGGTTCAATGTCGACGACCAGATGTACGGGCACGCCAAGCCGCGTCAGGCCGGGCTGGCCGCGATCGGACTATGGACCCTCGCAGGCTCCCTCTCCTCCGGCACCAAGACCGACGGCGCGGTCCCCGGATGGTACGTCGAATCGTGGGGGCAGGAAGGTCAGGACGCCGCACAGAGCCTCATCGCGGCCGGGCTATGGGTGCCGCAGGGGTCTGGCTTCCAATTCCTCTCCTGGGAGGAGTACCAGCGCTCCAAGGAGCAGATGGAAGAGGACCGCGAGCGCAACCGGCAGCGGCAGAGGGCATGGCGGGAGAAGCAGAAAGCCCGGAAACAAGCCGATCCAGAGGCGTAACGCGTTACGTAACGCGTTAGTCACACCCGTTACGTAACGCGTTAGTCACGGGGCGTTAGTAACGGTGCCCAAGCCAAGCCAAGCCAAGCCAAGCCATATATCTCTACCTCACCTTTCGCTTCATAGATCAATCACCTTTCCAACCAATCGTTCAGTTACTTAACGCGCGAGGAATTTGGTTGGAGGAAGGAAGTCCCAGATGGCTGCGAACCGATCCATGGTCATCGACATGGCAACCAAGCGCCCCGTCCGTCGTCGCGATCTGCCGCCAACCCACATCCTGCCGCTGACGCCGAACGCCTACCACGAACGGCGCAGGGCGAAGCTCAGAAAGATGTCAGGTTGGCTCCGAGCAGACTGGCAGCGCAAGCGGCGGCCGCAGTGGAAGCTGATCTCATACAAGGCAATCCTCCACGAGGGCACGAAGTGACCCACCACCTCACCGAGCGCCAGGCATCCCTCCTCGCGAACCTGCTCCACGAGATCCGCACGGACTGGCCCGTAGAGTCGCTCATGACCCTGCTCATCCAGAACAGCAGGGTCCCGAGCTTTCCCACGCTCGTGCAGGCCGCGCTCGCCAAGGCACTGCAGCCCTCATGCCGCACGCCCGGCGCGATCTTCCAGCAGGGGCAGCACTGGCCAGCCGAGGTCAGGGGGCAGATGCCCAAGCCGCAGCGGTGCCGAGTGCATCGCGACTTCTACGAGCCGTGCGTATGCTGCGCGGCCGACGCCAAGGCCGAGCGACGGCCGGACCCGTACTTGGAGGAAGCATGACGAACGAACGCGACGAACTGGCGGCTCATCGCCTCGAAGAGATCCAGGCACGGGCCGAGGCGGCGACCGAGGGGCCGTGGGCCATCTGGCATGACCTCGACTACCGAGGCTTCAAGACAGTCGGTGACGCCGAGTCGTATCAGGAAGTGCTCGAAACCGGCGAGACGGAAGAGTCCAACCCGACCGCGCACGTCTACATCGACGAGGACGCTGAGTTCATCGCCCACGCCCGCGAGGACATCCCGTGGCTCATCGAGCGCGTGCGGGAGTTGGAGGCCCGCAAGCCCGCCGTCGTCACCACCGCCGAGGAACTGGACGCGCTCGGGTACGCGGCGGCGATCCTTGACGACTGCGACACGCCAGCCGTCTGCATCCGGAAGCAGATCGACCCTCCCCGCACCTATTGGGCCATGCCGCACGTGAGCGTGGACGCGGAGTTCAGCTCAGACGACATCCTCGCGATCGGCCCCGCGACCGTCCTGCACGTCGGGGGCGAGCGGTGAGCCGCATCCTCATCCTCGACATTCCCAAGCCGGACGGCCTCGGATGGCTCAACAGCAACGACAGGAGGTTCCGGTTCAACAAGGCGCGGCTGACGAAGGCGTGGCGGGATCTCGGCATCACGGCTGTCAGGAAGGCGCTGGGCACGACGCCTGTGGAGAACGAGTCGCCGAATAAGTTTGCAGGCCGCGTCCACGTCGTCGCGAGCTTCTGGAAGCCCACGCGGGCGCACTACGACCCGAACAACCTCTGGCCCACGGTCAAGGCGATCTGCGACGGCCTCACCGACGCAGGGCTGTGGGCTGACGACGACCACGAGCATGTGATTGGGCCGGACATGCGGCACGGGGGCTACGGAGCGGCGCGCGTCGTGCTGCGGATCGAGGAGGAGCGGTGAAGCCTTGGTACAAGGAGGGCTATCTGTGGGCGCTCATCGCCATGGGCGTCATAGCCGTCACCTTCGCGACGACCATCGCCATCTGGGGCCTAACCCGCGATCAGGCATGCCGGGACTCCGGCGGCGTGCCGACTCGGGCCGGATGCCTGAGGCATGAGGACTTCCAGCCGATCGGGGTGGTCAAGTGAGCGCTGAACTTCACCCGACTGGATGGAACTGGTGGTGTGACGACTGCGCCGAAGGCAATGGCCCGTATGCGTTCGCGTCAGATGCCGAGATTGTGGCTGACGCGCACAACCGCAGGAATCATGGGGGGGCAGCGGATGAGTCTGAGGGATAACTGTCACCGACTCTGCCGCGAACACCTCACCATGGGCCCGAAAGGGCCCATTTCCGTTCCTGCGCTGCTGGACCAGCTGGAGGCCGCGGTGACAGCCAACGAGCATGGCAGCGGCGGCACATCTGGAGGCGTGGCCCTTCCGATCGGGGAGGGTGCGCTGGCCCTCCTCCAGGACATCGAGCACGGCGCGCGCGAGCACCAGCATGAGCTCATCCCGAGCTTCGCCGGCACGCTCAAGGCCGTCATCGAATCGTGGGCCGTCGAGGACATCAACGCCGAATGGATGGCGTTCCTCGAGCACGTCACCCTCGACTGGATCGACGCGATCAACGCCATCGTCGCTCCGACCAAGCCGCCGCGGAAGCTCACGCTCCCATGCCCGGCATGCTCAGTGCTCTACCACGAGGGCAAGCCTGCGCTGAGGGTCCACTGCTGGGACGAGGATGGCGGGATGCTCAAGATCTGGCAATGGACGGCCGAGTGCGTCGGGTGCGGCGCAGGATGGCCGCCCGAGCAGATGGGATGGCTCGTTAAGGCGGTGCGTGCGGGGTGAAGGAGATCCAAGACCTGATCGCCGAGCTTGTCCGCAAGATGATGACCGCCGAGCATGAAGCCATCGAGACAGCGGTCGAGAAGGCGCTGCAAGGCGGAAAGCATGGCGTACTGATCGTCCGCGACGGAGTCGACACCTATGTAGGCGTCGACTCGCATGTTCCCTATGGCAGGATCGTCGAAGTTCCGAGGGATGGACTGCACGCATGGGCAGAACGCGGCTATCCATCCTGACCACGCCCCCGACTCCACTCGCGGAGTCGGGGGCTGTCGGCATTTAAGTGCTAGACACGCCGATGTAAAATACATGGTTGTCATTCGATGATGTTATGCTAGTCGTGCCTTGGGCGAAGTGTCTGAACTATCGGAACGCTTCGCCCTTTCTCTTTGTCTGGAGGCGGCCATGATCGCGACGCTCTGGCTCAGGGCATGGGCAGCGTTCCACCGCGCGCGGCTCTGGTTCCGCGTGGGTTGGGATCGACATGGCGGAATGCCGAACGGCAATCCTGACCGGCTGATAAAGCGAGGGATACAGCCCTCCGTCTACACGCCGCCACCATCAGTAGCGCCTAAGCGGCCGAGTGGCATCGGCACATCGAAGTGCCAGTGCCCACCTATGGCCCACTGCTCAAGGTGCTGCCGCTGCAGATGAGCCGCACGTACCGAACCGCAGACCACCGCTGGCGCGAGATCGCCCGGAGGGTTTACGACGAAGAGGAGCTGTGCTGGCTGTGCGGCCGATTCGTCAATCAGGAGCTACCGCGCACGCACCCCATGAGCCGCAGCGCCGACCACCTGATCCAGCTGCAGCATGGTGGCGACGAGCACGACCGGAGCAACGTCAGGCTGGCGCACTACGGCTGCAACTCCACTCGCTCGAACCGTCTGCGCGGGATAGCTCGAGCCGAATGCGCGTGCAGGTACGGCAGGCCATGCGGCCAGGTCAGCGTCGGCAATCCGCGCGGCTTGGTCGCAATAGATCCGAGCACAGTGTGAGGTGAGCGCAAATGGCTTGGCCGAAGAGCACGCACAAAGGTTGGCCGAAGAGCACGCATCACGGCTGGCCCAAGCACCCGAAGCATCCCAAGCACCCAGCCCACCCGAAGCACCCCAAGGCACCACGGCACTAAGCCGCACGTCGGCAGCGCGCACGGTCGCGACCCGGTCAAGGGGGTCTGCATCGCAGGGCCCTCCTTGGTTGGGCCCTCCCTAGGGGTGGTTTGCCTACCACCCACACACAACACATGCCACGTGCAGTGTGCATCTGTGCATTGTCGAGTGCGCGCGACGAGCCGCAACCCGAGCCGCAGGCAAGCGAAAGCGCAATGCCGTGGCAGTGCCAGCCTGCCGGGCGCGGGTGGCAGTGCCGAACTCGCGTGCATGGGAGTGCCGGGCATACCCGCCGGGGGTATTTTTTGAGAGGCGCAGTGGTGTAGACCCGCCGGTCGCGTTCATTTTTCCCCCCGCAATTTTCGCCGGGCCAGCATGGACACGGAGGGTATACCCCCATGGCTGACTCCGATGCCCTGGTCAAGCGCCGCTACAGGCACCACAAGGCCGGAGACCATGGCCTGTGCGTGCCCGGTCGCTGCAAGGCCCTCGATACCCAAGTCATGGACATTCAGCCCGCCACGGGCTCGGGCGCGCGCCTGTGGGCCGCTCTCACCGCTGAGGGTGACCTCCCCCCGCTGATGCATGGCCTCGCCGTCGAGGCGTGCCGCATCCTCGATCGCCTCGACACTCTGGACCGACAGCTCGCCGGACACGACTGGCTGCGCTTCCGCCACGACGAGACCGGAACCGAGGTGACCGTCTACGTCGACCGCGTCCTTGCCGAGGCGCGTGAGCAGGCCACCGCATTGAAGGGCATCGTCGCCGAACTCGACAAGGGCCTACCGAAGGCCGAGCCCGCGAAGAAGGGCGGTGGAGTCCTTGCAGACCTCGCCGCACGACGAGCTGCTCGGAGCGGAGCGGCCACGCATTGAGCTCCGGCCGACGGACATCGTCGACTCAGACGGAGACATTGCCGCAGACCTCATGGAGGCCGCCGGCAAGTCGCTCGAGCAATGGCAGCGCGACGGAATCGACCTCATGCTGTCGATCCGGCCGGATGGCAAATGGGCGTGCTACCAGTACGCCGAGTGGGTCGCCCGCCAGCAGGGCAAGGGCGTTCTCGGCGAGGCCCGCGTTGTCTACGGCCTCCTCCTCGGAGGCGAGGCCGGCGAGGGCGAGGACATAACCTGGTCCGCGCACAAGTACGACACCTCGCTTCAAGCCTTCCGCCGGATTCGGAGCGTCTTCCGCGGCCTCGGCGAGTCCCACCGCAAGGCTTCCGAGGAGACCATCGACATCGACGGCATCACCGTCAAGGTCTGGAACTCCAATTCGGAGCGCGGCTTCGAGCGCCTCGACTCCGGCAAGCGCATCCTGTTCTTCGCCCGGTCCAAGGGCGGCCTCCGCGGTTTCAGCCCCGACGTCAACGTGATCGACGAGGCGTTCGCCTACACCTCGGAGCAACAGGACGCCATCGCGCCGACTCTGATCGCCAAGCGGAACGCGCAGACCATCTTCCTCTCGTCGCCACCGCTGAGCGGGGACGAGGGCGAGGTCATGTACTCGCTGCGGAAGCGCGCCGAGATCGGCGCCCCGCGCCTCGGCTATCGGGACTGGGGACTCGACGGCTACCTCGACGACATCGACAGGGTCGACATCGAGGACCACCGGCTCTGGGCTCAGGCGTGCCCCGGCCTCAATCGGGGCCGCGTGTCGCTCGAGACCATCCAGGCACTCTGCCCCCCGAATGGCGAGCTCACCCGCAAGGGCTTCGGGCGCGAGGTGCTCGGCCTCTGGCCCAAGCAGATCATCGGCGGGGGTGCGATCGACATGGGCGCATGGAACGGCCTGATGCTCGACCGCGAGTCCCGGCGCGAGGGTGACGTGGCTATCGCCGTGGACATCGCCCCCGAGCGCGACTACGCAGCCATCGGACTCTACGGCCTCCGCAAGGACGGCCAGCTCGGGCACGTCCAGATCATCGACTACCGGCCCGGCACGGACTGGATCATCCCCCGCGTGGTCGAGTGGCGCGAGTCCCTGGACCCGATCGCGGTCGCGATGGGCAAGGCGACCTTCGACTCCCTCGGCTCGGACCTCCAGAAGCGCGGGATCAAGCCGTCGGACGACAAGGACGCCCCGAGGCGCGGTGACCTCGCCGTCGCCTCGTGGTCGGAGATGTCAGCCGCGACGGGCCAGCTCCTCGACGCGGCCCGGCAGGCGACCTTCCGCCACACGGGCCAGCCTGAGCTCGACGCCTCGGTGGCCGGCGCGAAGACGAAGCTCAACGCCGATTCGCTGGTCTGGGCCCGCAAGGACGCCGCGGCCGACACGTCGCCGCTCGTCGCCATCACGCTCGCCCGCTGGGCCTACGAGTCCCGCGCGCACCTCGTCCGGAAGCGGAACTACAACCTGCTCGACTCTGTCTTCTAGGAAGGGGGGCTCGCCTTTGGCCCTGTTCAGCAACCCCTTCCGGAAGAGGACCAAGGCGGCCAAGCAGGAGGAGCGCGCACTCGACGTCTCCTCGGTCAGCTACCCGCTGCGGTACGGGCCCTCGGTCGTCAACGAGGCCGTCGAGTTCGAGGCGGTGCGTCTGGCGCCCGTCTTCGCGGCCGGAAGGCTGCTTGCGTCATCCTGCGCCGGACTTCCGCTCGAAGAGTTCGTGAATCGCGGCAATTCGCGCGTTCGCACCCAGCTTTCGCGGCTTTTCGCCAATCCTTCGGCCACCGGGACGGCCTATGACTGGATCTACAGGGCCGTCATCAGCCTCGCCTTCACCGGAAACGCGATCGGCGTCGTCACCGAGCGCGACTACCTCGAGTACCCGACGAAGGTCGAGTGGCTCAAGCCGGAGCTAGTCTATGTGCAGGACTCTCTGCCGACCCTCGGCGAGCGCGGTTCGTTCACCGACCCGATCTTCACCTACATGGGCCACGAGCTCCCCCGCGAGGATGTCGTCCACATCCCGTGGTTCACGATGCCGGGCCGCGTCTGGGGCCTCTCCCCGCTCGGCGCCTACGCATCGAGCGTCGGCATCGGCCTTGACGCGATGCAGTACAAGTCCGACTGGTTCAAGGGCGGCGGCATCCCTCCGGGGCAGTTCCAGAACAAGGAGCAGACGGTCAACCAGGCCGACGCGCAGGCGATCAAGTCGCGCATCGTGCAGGCGATCCGCTCCCACGAGCCGCTGGTCTACGGCAACGACTGGTCCTACGAGCCGTTCACCATCCCGCACTCCGACGCCCAGTTCGTCGAGACGATGCGGCTGACGGCGACGCAGATCGCGGTGGTCTACGGCATCCCGCCGGAGATGATCGGCGGCGAGACCGGAAAGAGCATGACGTACCACAACGTCGAGCAGCACGGGATCAACTTCGTGAGCTTCTCGCTGCGTGGCTGGCTGGACAAGCTCGAGGCCGCATTCTCGCAGCTGACGCCGAACGGCCATACGGTCCAGTTCAACCCTGACGGGCTTATCAAGATGGACTCGCTGGCGAGGTTCCAGATCTACCAGATCCAACGGAACATCGGCTACGCCAACGTCAACGAGATCCGCGCCAAGGAAGACGAGCCCCTCATCACCGAGGATATGGGCAACGACTACACGCCGCTCGCCGTCATGGTGCAGGAGGGCCGCGCCGGCACCCTCGACGAAGACCCGATCGGCACCCTCAAGCCGGACAAGCCCGGCACACCCACTCAGGAACCCCCGACGAACACCCCCAGCGAGGAGGGCAACTGATGGCGCGCAAGGGAAGCCTTATCGACGTGCGCTCGCGGCGCGCGCTGCCCGCTGGCGAGTTCGAGTTTCGCGCCTCGACGTCCGACCCCAATACCGTCCACTTCGAGGGCTACGCCTCGGTCTTCGGCAACGGCTACGACGTCTACGGTGGGCCCACCCGCGGAGGCTGGACAGAGACCGTCGACCCGCACGCCTTCGACGTGACGCTCAAGTCGAATCCCGACGTCGTGTTCCTCGTGAACCACGACGGCCTGCCGCTCGCCCGGACGCGCTCCGGCACGCTGCACCTGAGCGCAGACAAGCACGGGCTGTTCGTCGACACGGACCTCGACACCACCGACCCGCACGTGCAGAGCCTCGCGGTCAAGATGCGCCGCGGCGACCTCGACCAGATGAGCTTCGGCTTCGTCACCAAGTCCGACTACTGGTCCGACGACGAGACGAAGCGAACCCTCCTCGAGGTCTCCCTGCACCAGGGGGACGTGAGCGTGGTGACCTTCCCCGCCAACCCCGCCACCGACGCCGAGCTCAACATGCTCCGGGCGCTCGAGTACGTCTCGGGGCTTGACGAGGAGAGCGTGCTCGCCGAGATGCGCGACCTCGACCTGAGCGACGAGCAGCGCCGGGCGCTCAAGTCCCGTCTGGTGCAGGTCGCGCAGCGCGTCGACCCGCCGAAGAAGAAGACCCTCTCCCTTGCCGAGGCGCTCCGCATCACGGGCGCCTAGGACTTCCCGACCGAACGACCCAACCCCGCACCCCTGTCTCTGGGGCCGGGGTCGCTGCCGCGCCCTGTCTCTGGGCGAACAGGCGCGCGACCGCAGGGCGGTACGTCAACCGATCGCTTCTCCCGCCCACTCTGGGCAGACAGGAGTGAGTTCGTCATGTCTGATGAGCTCCTTACCCGCCTCCTCGCCAAGCGCGAGGCCGAGGCGAAGGCGCGCGAGGGCCTCGTGGCCAAGCGCAAGGCAATCACCGATCTCGCCGAGCAGGAGGTCCGCGAGGATCTCTCCGAGGAGGAGGACGCCGAGTTTCGGACCCTCACCTCGCAGATCGCCGAGAAGGACGAGGTTCTCAAGAGCCTCGATGAGCGGATCAACCCCATTGTCGAGGAGCGCCAGCGCGAGACCACGCTGACGGCCGGCGCGATCGCGGTTCGCAAGGCCCGCCAGAGCGTCGAGGTCACCCGCGAGGGCGTCACCTACGAGAAGGGCAACGGCCGGTCCTACTTCAAGGATCTCGCCCTCGTCTCCTCGTTCCGCGACGACGGCACCGCCCGCGCCCGCCTCGAGCGCCACAGCCGCGAGGTCGACGTCGAAACCCGTGCCGATCTGAGCCGCACCGACGGTCAGGGCGGTTACTTCACTCCCCCGCTCTGGATGATGAACGAGTGGATCGCGCTCGCCCGTCCGGGCCGCGCGACGGCGAACGCCGTCTCGAACCAGGCGCTCCCCGCGGGCACCGACTCGATCAACATCCCGAAGATCGCCACCGGAACGGCTACGGCGGTCCAGACGGCGGACAACGCGGCTGTCAACGAGACGGACCTCACCGACACGTCGGTGCAGGCGGGCGTCAAGACCATCGCGGGCCAGCAGTCGATCGCACTCCAGCTCATCGAGCAGAGCCCGGTCAACTTCGACCAGGTGGTCTTCCAGGATCTCGTCGCCGACTACAACCAGCGCCTTGACCTGCAGGTCATCAGCGGCTCGGGCTCGTCCGGTCAGGTGCTCGGCATCCTGAACACCTCGGGCATCCAGACGGTGACCTACTCGGACACCACGCAGAACGCGGGCACGATGTACGCGGCGATCGCGAACGCGATCCAGCTCGTCCACACCGGCCGCTACCAGCCCCCGACGGCGATCATCATGCACCCCCGCCGCTGGGGTGGCCTCCTCGCCGCCCGCGACGGTCAGGGTCGCCCACTGTTCCTCCCGAACGTGCAGGGCCCGATGAACGCAGGCGGCATCCTCTCCGAGGTCGCCGCTCAGGGCGTGGTCGGCAACGTGCAGGGCCTCCCGGTCATCACGGACCCGAACATCCCGACGAACCTCGGCGCGGGCACGAACCAGGACACGATCCTCGTCCTGCGCGCCTCCGACTCAATCCTCTTCGAGGGCGGTGTCCGCACGCGGGCGCTCATGGAGGTCAAGGGGCAGAACCTCGAGGTTGTCCTGCAGGTCTACAACTACGTGGCATTCACCGCCGGGCGCTACCCCGCGGGCATCACGCAGATCAGCGGCACCGGCCTCACGGCGCCGTCCTTCACCTGATAGGAGTCTGATGCACGCCGAGGCCCTGAACTGGCTCACGCAGCACGCGCAGGGCCTCGGCCGCATCGTCCTCCTCGTCGATGTGGGCGGCCGGAACATCAACGGCTCCGTCCGCCCACTCTTCGACGCCGAGCGGATCATCGGCGTCGACCTCTATCCGGGCCCGGAAGTCGATGTCGTCTGCGACGTCCGGGGATGGGAGCCCGACGCCCTCGCCGACGTCGTGGTGTGCGCCGAGGTACTCGAGCACGCACCCGACGCGGCTGGGGTGGTGCGGGCATGCCGTCGGCTGCTCAAGCCGGGCGGCCGCCTCCTCCTCACCGCCGCAGCCCCGCCGCGCGCCCCCCACTCGGGCCATGACGGGCTGGATGTGCGGGAGGGCGAGTACTACGGCAACGTCGAGCCTCTCGCGCTCGCCAAGTGGCTCTCCTGCTTCTCCCGCCACGAGATCACCTATGACCGCCACCACGGCGACGTCTATGCGGAGGCCATCGCTTGAAGATCATCCGCTCCTTCCCGAAGACCGTCCCGGCGGGCCGCGCATACGTGCAGGACGACCTGCCGCGCTTCGAGATGGAGACCTACGACTACCGCGGCCTCGTGGACGCCTTCCCCGACGACCTCCTCCTCCTCGAGTGGGACATCGCAGTCGACAAGGACGCCGTCGAGAGGTTCCTCGCGCACTGCGAGTCCGAGCCCGACCGCGTCCGGGTGGCTCCCTACCGGCTGTGGGCGCCGACGGGGTCGAACGATCCGATCCTGAACGCCCCGTGGGCGCACCGCGCCTACCACTACCCGGAGATCAAGGCCACGTGCCGATTCGTGGACGAGGGTGAGCCGACGTGCCACCTCTTCGGCCTCGGTATGGTCTACCTGCCCCGCGACATCCTCCGGCACTACTCCGACGTCGCGCCGGGCCACTTCTCTGACGGCTCCTTCTCCGCATGGCACTCCAACGTGGTCGAGTTCGAGACTCCGATCGCGTGGGACGTGCGCCCTGTACACCTCCACTACCCGATCGAACGGATGGGCTGATGAGCGACGAACCCACACCCTACGTCCGCGCCCTCGCGGAGGAGTACCGGCGGTGCGTGCAGGCCGGAGCGGGCCACATCGTCATCAGCGTGGCCGAGGAGCTGACCCGCCACGGCTGGAACTTTGACGACGCGAAGGGCGGCCTCGTCCGCATCCAGGAGCGCGCCGTCGCGAAGTCCCCCCTCGAGACTCCCGAGCAGCCCGCGCCGAGGCGCAGGGCAGCCGCACCCAAGGAGTAGCCGATGGCCACGGATCTCGGCGACGTCATCCGGCTCACCTACAACGACCTGATGCCGGACGGCGTGACGCTCGCGAACGCGACGACGGTCACGCTGACCATCACGCTCCCGGACGGGTCCACGGTCTCCCCGACCGTGACGAACCCGCCGACGACAACCGGCGTCTACATCTACGACTACCTGACCACCCAGTCGGGGCGCCACACGGCCCGCTGGGTCGCGACGGGCACGAATCCCGGCGCGCAGTCGCAGAGCTTCAATGTCCTCGCGCTCGATCCGGGCTATATCGTCCCGCTCGACGACATCAAGGACCAGCTGGACCTCTCCAATACCCTCCCGGCGGAGGACGAGGAGCTGCGGAAGTACCTCGGCGCGGCGTCGGCCATCGTGGAGTCGCTGACGGGCCGCACGATCGTCCAGCGCAGCTTCACCGAGGAGCTGACCGTATCCCCTGTGGATCAGGCCGTGATCCTCTCGCACATCCCCGTGGCATCGGTCTCCTCTGTCGCGAAGGTCGACGATCCAGCCGGGGCCACATGGACCGGCTCTCAGGTCCACGTGGAGCCGAGCGGGCGCATGTTCGCCACGAACGGCAACCCCTCGCTGAGCGGCAATGTCACCGTCACCTACACGGCGGGCCAGACCGTCATCCCCGATACCTGCATCCTCGCCACCGCGTTCATCGTCCAGCACCTCTGGCGCACGCACCGCGGCGCGGCGGGCGGCTTCATGCCGGGCATGGGCGGGACGTCGGGGGATGACACGGTGACCGTCGCGGGCTTCTCCTACGCCGTGCCGCGCAAGGTGATCGAGATCCTCGGCGCACCGCTTCCGGGGATCGCCTGATGGTCTCCTCACGCATCCCCGCCGTCATCGATGCGCTGGTCACGACATGGAAGCGCGCTGGCCTGACCGTCTGGGATGGCCCAGTGCCGACCGACGACTACCGCGCCGCCATCTTCGTCGGCTACGACGGCAGCGGCGAGACCAGCAACTTCCTGGCTGCCACCTCGAAGTCCGAGTGGGGACCGATGGGGCAGCGAGCGCGCGACGAGGAGTTCTCGATCGCCTGCGCCGCCGTCGCGATCGGCGACGGCATAACCTCCAAGTCCGCCCGAGACGCCGCGTTCGACCTGATCGACCAGGCTGACGCGGCGATCCGCGCACGCCCCGCAGACCCGTCCCTCGGGCTGCTCTCCGGGGTCGCCCCCTACCTCGTGGCCGTGATCCGCGTCGAGGACTTCTATCAGGAGCCCACCGAGAACGCGGGGCCACAGGCCCGAGTCACCTTCGCAGTCGACGTCAAGACCCGCATCTAAGGAGTGCCAGTGTCCGTCAAGGTCAAGAACATCTCACCCTTCGGGCATCTGGACATCCCGCTCGTCGGCCGCGTGGTCGAGGCCGGCGAGGTCTTCGATGCCACCGAGGATCAGGCTTCGCAGCTCCTCGCGCAGCCCTTCCACTATGCCCCCGGCGACAAGTCCGCCGAGGCGTTCCTCAAGGCCCTCCTGGGGGCAACCGACGCGCCGGCTGAGGCGCCTGCCACCGGAGAGGGTGAGCCTGCATGACCACACAGCTCGACGCCAGCGTGGGACTCGTGAAGGAGTCCACCTACGGCACCACGACGACGGTCACCCACTGGCCTGAGTTCATCAACGAGACGCTCGAGTACAAGTTCGACATCAAGCAGACTGCGGGATTCCGCGCTGGCTCGATGGTCGACCGCGTCGAGCGTCGCGTCATCGGCAAGCAGTGGGCCGAGGGCGACATAGAGCTCGAGCTCGCAGCGAAGGGCTGCGGGATCTTCCTCGAGGCACTGCTTGGCGCGTCTGCATCCTCGTCTCTGACTGCCCCAGCCTTCCAGCAGAACTTCACGATCGCGACGACCGACCCGGTCAACAGCTACACGATCCAGAAGGGCATCCCGCTCCTCGGCGGCGGCGCGGTCCAGCCTCACACGTTCTCCGGCGCGGTCTGCACCAAGGGTGAGATCACCTCGGCACTCGGCGACATCGTCAAGGTCAAGACCTCGTGGAACGCGCAGAAGCTCGACACCACGACGGCCTACACCACGCCGTCCTACATCGCCTCCAATGAGCTGTTCTACTTCTCCGAGGGCGCGATGGTCATCGGCGGCTCGATCACCGCGCCGACTGCAACCACGCTGGCCACGGGCGGCACGACGGTCGGCGACGTTCTGGACTTCTCCCTTGCGATCGACCACAAGCTCGACGTGAACGGCTTCACCTACGGCGGCGGCGGCAAGCAGTCCCGGCGCCCGGCGCAGACGCGCAAGGCGATCACGGGCAAGCTGACCGCCGAGTTCGACTCGACCACGCTGCGTGACGCCTACCTGAACCAGACGTCGCTTGCGGTGGTGCTGACCTTCACCTCGGCCACGCAGCTCGCGACCAGCATCTTCAACACCTTCCAGATCTACATCCCCGTGATCCGCACGGGCGGCGACCTGCCGAACGCGACTCAGGGCGTCGTGAAGCAGTCCATTGCGTTCGACGTGCTCGACGGAGGCTCCGGCGTCTCGCCCGTGACTGCAATCCTCCGCACGCTCGACACGGCGGTCTGACGGTGGCCGGCGCGCCCGAGATCAAGGTCGAGCTGTCGCCGGAGTCCATCAACAAGATCCGGCGCATGGCCAAGGAGGCAGGCCCGACGATCCAGCGGCGCGTCAACAAGGGCTTGCGCGTCGCTGGCGCGGCTGGCTCCGAGGCGGCCAAGAGGACCGTGCTCGGCCCACCTCCGCCGAAGGCCGACCAGCGCACCAAGACCCAGAGGGCCCTCTTCCGGGAGAAGCGCCTCGGCCGCAACCACGGCAGCACCGGCCTGCGCGCCGGGATCGCGAAGGGCACGCGCGTCTCGCTCGGGACGAAGCTGGGCATCCGCATCGTCTCCAGCTCCAACGCCCTCCCCGCGAATCAGAAGGGCATGAACCGGGTCTACCGGCTCAAGTCGTTCCGCCACCCCGTCTTCGGCAACAAGCGGGCGTGGGCGAACCAGAACGGTGTCGACTGGTTCTACACCCCCATCCGCAAGGCCACGACGGGCATGGAAGCTGCGCTCCTCGTCGCCATGGAACAGGCAGTATCCGACATCGCGAAGGGCGTCTGAGTGAAGAAGTTCGTAATCCAGGGACGCGAATACGACCCACGCACAGCACTCCGTGCGTCATTGAACGTCTGGCGCCGAGTGCTCCTAGAGCAGGGCGTCGGGATGAAGACGGTCCTCGGCGACGTCCAGAGCGTCAAGTCGCCCGACGACATCTACGAAGACCCCAAGATCCAGAAGTCGTGGATGGCATTCGTCTGGGTACTTCGACTCGCGGCGGGCGAGGATCTCAGCTTCGAGGAGGCGAATGAGGTTCCCCTCGACGAGTTCGCCGTCATCGTCGAGGACGAGGAGCCCGAGATCCCAAAAGCCCCAGCGGCTTCCGATCAGGACGCAAGCCCCGAACCGTAGACCACCTCGAGGACGTCGAGGAGTCGGTCTACGCGAACATCATCGTCGTCTCCCACCACTGGCCCGGCATCACGCCCATGAACGTCTGGGACATGCCCTACGACATGTGGCTCGGCTACGTCGACGCGGTGAAGCAGCTCAAGGACAACAAGGTCGGATGGTGGGGGGTGGGTCTCGGTGGCCAGTAGCACGCAGCTGATCTTCGACATCTTCGCCAAGGACCACAACACCTCCGACGTCTTCAAGGGCATCGAGGGCTCCGCGGGCAGTCTCGGGAAGGCACTCGCCTCGGCTCTCGGGCCGCTCGGCCTCGGGATTGGTGCAGGGCTCGGAATAGCCGAGATCGCCAAGGGTCTCGGCGAGGCGGTCAAGGCTGCCGGCGACTTCCAAGCCGCGAACACCCGGCTCGTCACGTCCGCCGGGGAATCGGCGGCGAACCTCAAGGAAGTCGGGGACGGCATCCTGCAGGTCGCGCAGGACACCGGAACGGCCACGGACGAGCTCGAGAAGGGCGCGTACTACATCGAGTCGGCGGGCTTCCACGGCGCCGACATGCTCAACGTCCTCAAGGCAGCTGCACAGGGCGCCAAGGCCGAAGGCTCCGATGTCGCAACCGTCGGCGACGCTGTGACCTCGGCGCTTCGCGACTACCATCTCTCGGCCTCCGACGCCGCCGACGTTACCTCAAAGCTCATCACGGCGACCTCGCAGGGCAAGACGACCTTCGAGCTGTTCTCCGGCTCCCTGCACTCGGTCCTCCCGCTCGCCTCGGCGGCGCACATCAGCCTGGACGACATCCTCGGCGACCTCGCCTCGATGACCGTCCATGGCATGAGCGCGGACCAGGCGACGCAGAACCTCAACGACACGATCCGGCACATGCTGAACCCCACGCAGCAGCAGACCAAGGAGTTCGCGCTCTTCGGCCTGACCGCGCAGGGCGTCTCGGACAGCCTCTCGTCCAAGGGCCTCTCGGGCACCCTCGACATGCTGCACGACAAGATCGTCACCTCCATGCCACCCGGCTCGGACAAGCTCCTGCTCGACATGAAGACGGCCCTCTCCGAGCTCGATCCGCAGGTTCAGGAGCTCGGCCAGCACCTCTTCGACGGCTCGATGGGCTGGAAGGAGTGGATGAAGCAGGCCGTCCAGCTCGACCCGGTCCACGAGAAGCAGATCACCCAGCTCGCCACCCTCCTCGGCTCCACGCATGCCCTCGGCAACGAGCAGATGTCCGGCGAGACGGTCCTGCAGAACTATGCGCAAGCGTGGCGGCTCCTGACCGGCGATGCGACCGGCGCGAACACTGCCCTCATGCTCACGGGCGAGAATGCGGACTACACGCATCAGGCCATCAATGCCGTCGCGGGCGCGACGAAGGATGCCTCCGGCAACGTCAAGGGCTGGGCTGAGATCCAGGACAACTTCAACACGAAGTTGGATCAGACCAAAGAAGTCTTCGAGACGATGTCGATCAAGATAGGCGAGAAGCTCCTCCCCGCGCTCAGTCAGGCGCTCGACGGCTTCCTCAAGTTCGTCCACGACGTCTCGCCGACGCTCAAGACCCTATATAACAAGGACATCGCCCCGGCGATGGAGGACATTTCCAAGATCTTCAACAGGATCTTCGGCGACAGCAGCGGCACCACGGGCGTCACCGGCAACGCCGCGGACGGCTTCGGAAACTCCATGAAGAAGGTCGGCGACGATGCCGGGCATACCCTCGGCAGCGGCGGCACGGTCTCCAAGGCGGCTCAGGATTTCAACCAGTCCATGGGCACCATCATGGACATCATCAAGACTGCTTTGGATGCTTATGTCGCATTCGACGAGGGGTCCAGGCAGTTCCGGTCCTCGCTCGGTGATGCTTGGGCATCGTTCGACACATGGTCAAGGAACCTGCGCAGCTCGCTTGGCGATGATTGGGCGGCGTTCGACACATGGTCGAGGAACACACGCGCGAGCCTCGGTAACTGGCAGAACGCATGGAGCATCGGCATCGAGTCCGTGGTCGGCGACGTCGAGAACTTGCACTGGCGTGTCCTCGGGGCGCTGGCCGACGCCGGCTCGTGGCTCGTCAATGCGGGCGCGGATCTCGTCTCTGGCTTCATCACCGGAATCGCGGGCATGGTCCCCAACCTCGTCAGCGAAGCAGAGACCATGGCGACCGGGGCGGTCCAGTCCGTGAAGGACGCCCTCGGCATCCACTCGCCCTCGGTGGTCTTCCATGACATCGGCATCAATGTCGGGCAGGGTTTCATCAACGGCATCGATTCGATGCATGGCGCTACGGGCGACGCGATGGGAAGGCTGGCATCGGTCGCGACGAGTTCGTTCGACATGTCGCCGACGTTGGCCATGGGGGGCGCCTCGGCAGCTTTTGGCTCACCGGCGATCTATGTCCAGAACCCATTCACGGGCGAGTACCTCCTCGCGAAGATGTCCGGGGTCGCAGGGCAGGCCATCGACGCCGCCGACTTCCGAGGGGCTAGGAGGCCGTCGCTGTGAGCGTGACTGTCCGGACGAACCTCGCCACGAACCCGTCCGCGGCGACGACGGCGACCAACTATGCCGCCGTCGCCGGGACGGGCGGCACGGCATCAGTGGCGTGGAACTCGGGCGCGGGCTACCTCTCGATCCCCGGCTTCCCGCGCGTCACATGGACCGTCGCCACCACGGCGATCTCGGGCGGGATCTCCTACACCC